AAAGGCGGGCCCGTAAACCAGCCAACAACTACATAACGCTTACCTTTCGTGATCGGCTTGACCTTGTGACTCAAGAATGAGCTGAAAATCACCACTTCACCCTTCTCTGGCCGCTTGCACATTTCATTCTCGTTGTATCTAAAGCATATTTCGCCGCCCTCGAAGTCGTCGTTCAATAAAAGGCTCATACTTATCTTCCTGGTTGCAGCTGTGCCCTCCGGTCCTATGTCCATGTGATACTCATAACCATTAGAAGGTGCTTTGTAGGTGATTATTTGGGCCCTTTCTATGCCATTTATGTCGTATTTGAAGTGTTTATTGGCTGACATAGCCACTTTATTAAGGATCCTATACAAACGTGTCTGTTTTTCGTCTATAAACCGGGTTTCAGCATCCCGAACGGATTTATTTTCAGATTTTTTTCCCTGGGTATGAATCCTAGCCGGTTCTGGATCTGTTTCTACCAGGTAATCCAGGAATAGATCGACTTCCTCCTCAGAAAGTAGGAGGCCTGTGACTCCGTGCTTAGGTAATATATCAGTCTTCGTCGGCATGATAATTCAAAGACAACTCTTCTCCAGGCTGAATCGTCCTTATGGTGTATAAATTGAATATCCGGTAATCATCCCAATCAAGTTTTTCTATCAAACAACAATTTGGATCCTCGGTATGATTTACAAAACCACCAAGTGGCGTTCTTATGTAACCTTTGATGATGGGAACCTTAATATGCGTCATGCCCAGGTCCAGGCCAGCCTCGATTCTTTCGTTTGCAAAGACTCCGGATCCTTCAATATCACTTTCGCGGACCTCCAAGTTTTCTGGCAGTGGTTTGTAGTAAAACTTGTTGAACTCGTAGTTCATAAACCAATTACTGTTTGTGCTTTCGGAGCTGTTGTTGTCTTTTCCATTCGTTCAGCTCCTTTTTTGTTTTAACAGATCTCTGCTGTTGCTGTTTCATAATCTCCCCAATTCTTTTTCAATGTATCTAGCCAGTCCTCTATGGACATAATGCAGATCTTATCGTTTTCCTTGGGCCAGTCCAGGTTTATTGCATACAAAGGTACGCAGACTCGGATGGGTTTTCGATTGAATTTAAAAATGAGAACCGGGATATTCGGGCCCGCGCTCTCGCATACCTGATTCCACCAGGCAGACTTTAGCCAATCACCTTCTTTGTAAAACTTACATTCGACAGAATGAAAGGGCATGTTGAGATCGCATAGATCTTTTTGTTGGTATTGATCCAGGTTACGTTTGGTTTCGTAATCGATGTCGTTGTCTTGGAAGAAACCATTTAGGATCTTTGCTATATCACGCTCGAATTGAGCTCCCTTGTTTCTGCTGTTGATAGGCATTACAAGAGTGTCTCAAAATTTGCACAAAATTACAATCGTAAGGAATCATTTTTTTTGGTGATCTTATGTGTAAAACCTAGTTATATACATACCCGCATACGTCGGCTGGCTCCTGGGGGTGTGGGGCCCCAAAAAAAGCAAAAACCAGGGAAAAAACCGGTCCCAAGGGACTCCAATTTGTTACGCGTTACTGTTGTGCTCACAAGTTGCACATAGTTGCAGAAAGATATACATGTAAATACAAGCAAAAAAGCCTGTAAAATCAATAACTTACGAGCCTTTTTGTTTTTTTGTAAAAATATTTGGCGCCTGGCTGGAAGAGGGCCATAACTAAGTTGCCAGCACTACTTGTCCTTTGGTGAGTAGTCGCCCTTCTCAGCTCCAAGTAGTTGGCCAAGTCTTTCCTTAATATCATCCCTGGACATCTTCTCCAGATTGGCATTGATATTGATATTCTGGGATCTATTGATCGATAGTCCGGCAAGCTGGTTGAGCTCCTTGATCGCAGAAACCGCAGCATTGAACTGTCCGTTCTCGTAAGCTGATTCCATCACCTTCCACAACATGGTCCCGGTCTTCTGTGGTGTGATCGCATACTTCTCTGCCAGCTCGTCTTGTTTGATCCGGATGGCCTTAACCACGTTCGGGTAGTCCTTACCATTCAGCAGTTTGTTAGCAGACTGACTTGGAAATTCATACCCGGCTTTTCTGGCGGCTTCGGTCTGACCACACGCACCTTCGGTGTAGTGCCAGACAAAGCTCGTCTGCATTTCAGTCAAGCCATGTTCTTCATCCTTGTCAAACTGAACCGGTGTTTCAACTATTGGTTCTTTATTCTTTTTTGTTCTTGGCATATTAGATCTCCATTAAACAGGGTACAGAGGGTAGTGTATAGCTGTTTATAAATACCCTAAATGCAACCCATAAGAATACCATCTTATAGGCTATACTTAACTACCTCTTCTATTTACTATACACTATACCCTTATATCTCTTATAACCAAGTAATATAAGGCTTTTTAAGAGTGCACAGTAAATCCTTACTATACCCTTTGCTATACCCTCCCACTGTAAACTTACACACATACATACAAATATACGCACACATTCGCACATATTCATACACACCCCTACAACACCTGGCCACCCAAATCAGTGTACTATGCACTGTTCCAGTCACCTGGTGTACCACCATTCTTGTACTGCAATCGCCATCCTATGTAACGCCATCGCTGGCATAAGTAGCGCTATAATAATCAAGACCACACCCAGGACCGCAACGAATAACCACACCGACAACCACTCCCGGATCGTCTGTCTAATCATTACCAAAGCTGCTGTTAAACCCACCGCTATCTTCCTCAACCGGTGTGTAGTCCAAGTCATAGATCTTCTTGCCGTTACTCCTACGGGGTTCGATGCCTCTCTCGTGTAAGACACGACTCGCTTCTTTGAAGTCGGGCATCCTCGGTGCCTTGATACCAAGATCTCGTAGCAGCTTAGTCATTTGTACTGGCTTCGCGTATTCACTACCAAAGTTGACATGTTCAAGGATAAGATCCTCAACGCTGGATTGTGTTCGATATGCTTCGTTACTATCATGCAAAAGCTCACGCTCGTCCGGTGATAAAAACCAATTCTTCTGGCCAGGCACATACATAGTTTCCTTCACCTGGGCCCACAGTTGTTGCATGTTCACCCCATGATTCACATTGATGTCTCTCACCGCGAGAACCCAGAATCTACGATTACCCGACGTGTCCGTCAAAAATTCTCGCGCGTTGACGCTGGCGTAGAAAGCCGTACGTCTTTGATAAGTAGTGAAGGCTCGGTCATACGGCAGCCTTAGCTCGTCTGTCCTGGACGTTACAAAGGCCTTGAGCTGGTCTATGTCCGACTTCTTAAACGTGGACTCGATCTCGCCTAACTCCACAATCCAATGGCTAACCGCCCGCTTAACGCTGTCCTTATCCGACGGATTCAAGGTGGCACCTTCTAACAGCCAGCCTTTATTGTAGTCACACAGGCGCTTGAACCATAAGGTTTTACCGAGTCCTTGTGCGCCTTGTAGGACCAAGATCCCTTCGAGCTCAACGCCATTCTTTTCATACGCTGCGGCCACACAAGATACCAACCATTTCTTGAGTAGCATATCCTTGAGCTGCGCGGACTCCTCAGTGGTCAGCGATCCCAGGAAGTCTGGCAGTCTGTCTGTTCCATCCCATGGCTCACTATCTATCCACTCCTTCACAGGATTGTATTCTCTGGCGAGCACCTTGAGATAGTCTCGCACTTTAGTGTGCGGGATCCCCATGTTGATACAGCGATCCTCAATCTCAATAAGGCTGGCTTCCTCGAACATATCCGCAATGAACTCCATGTCTGGTATGTCTATCTCCAACTTCTTCTTAATGACGTTGTAGCGCACATCCACATCATGCACTTTCAGTACACCATTAATATTGTCCTTTGTGTTCAAGAAGCGTCCGCTTGCATTGCGCTGAAAGTCATACTCAACCGGTACATCTATATTCTGGAGGATCACCTCGCCTTCCAACGCCTCTTCTGTAGCATGGTCGTTGTAGTCTCCCTTAGTCTCTGGCATCTGGACCTCGGCGTACCCGCCACTCTTTTGTATGTAAGCTGCCGCTTTCTTTGCCTCGTTCTCTCCTGTATTACTATCGTCATTGTCAGCCACGAATATGTGTTTGTGGTTCGGGAAGTATTGGTACATCACCTCCGCTACCTTAATTAAGTTGTAGGCATCAAACGCGACGACCACCGGCTGGGAGCGGTCAGCGTATATAGAGGCCGCCGTAGCATATCCTTCTGCATAGTTAAGGCTGTCCGACGCGTTGAAGATCTCTCT